GGCCAGTACGCCTTCGCCAATTCCAACGACAGCAACATGACATCACCGATGCCGTTGCGGAGATTCTTCAGGATCGGCCCCACGCGACGGGCATCCTGTTCGGCAAGCAGGGCCAGCGCGGAATACGCCGACACACCAGTGGGAGTCCTCCCCATCGAGATGTCGTTCAGGCCAGCAACTCCCTGCATGTCCTCGTCGTTGATCCGTGCCTCGTTCTCGATCCAAGGCCCAGGGGGAACTCCCTGAGTCTCCTGGGGAAAGTCTGCGTGCATGGGAATCTCGATCAGCTCCATGATCTTGCCGACAGGCTTGTTGGAGGCTGTGATCGTTCCCTTGCGGGCGTAGACGCGACCGAGGTTGCGATCCTTCATCTCGATCATCTGGGAGCGAGCGCGGTTCTTCTGCCTTTGCGGACCAAGCAGAGGTTCGCAGACTCCGAGAGACCAGAAGCGTCCGGGGATGCGGTGGTAGTGGAAGAAGACGATTCCGTGATGAGGGCGACCCTTGAGGCGATAGGGCAACTGGTCCTCTACGGCCAGGAGCGCGTTCTGCCCATCGACCCATGTGACGACACGCCCATGTGGGTACTCGTCGGTCGGCATCTGATACCCGGTCGAAACGAGAACGTGGCCCTTCATCTGACCCGTGGACGCGCTGACGTTCGGAGAAGCGGAACCAGTGTCCTGCCGCGCCGTCACCTGATCCATCGCTTCGATCGTCTGTTCCGTAAGGCGGTCTGCCGATTCGGGCCAGCGCATCTTCACCCAGTCGATCGGGATCGGACGCTCAACGATCAGCCAGGGGAACCACGCCTCGTCAGAGATCCCTGGAGGTGGAAGGATCTGGAATGGAGAAAGGTCTTCCCAGGTTATCTGTCCCGAGCGGATCGTCTTGAACTGAGCCTGCTGCCCCTGGTCTTGCATATAGGCGACGTATTCGCGGGCCTTGGCGATGTCCACGATCGGCCTTCCATCGGGTCCAATCGGGAAATCCCCGACCGGATCTCCGGCAGAAGTGTCGTACATGCAGCGAATCGCTCCCGTTCCGTAACAGGCTTCCTTCATCAGCAGGTTGTAGATCGCCCGTTCTGCGTCAACCTCCACATCCCAGATGTACTTGGCAGACGCCTGGGTGTGGGTCGCGATCGACTCGGCTTCTACGTCCGTGCGTCGAAACAGGATGTCGGGCCTCAGGTCCTCTACATACAGCTTCCCCATCACCGTCTGCACGTACTGGGTGATCATGTTGACGGTGTGGCGTTCCCTCTTGTGAGGGTTGGGGGAATCGATCACCCGTCCCGTTCGACCACCTTCACCCGACCATTCGACCCACTGGCGTCCCGACAGGAACGACTGACACATGTGCCATGTTGGTTCGTAGGCACGACGGGCGTTACGCGCTCTGCGGCGGCGCTCCGCCCATTCCGAAATGACGCTTTCGCCCTCGTCGGTGTAGGGAATCCTCTGATCGCCAGGGCTGGTCTGTTCGGTCATCGTTGCCGACATCAGACACGCCCACTAGGTTGAAAGTCGTAGTAGTCGGCCAGCTCGATCGGGGTCATCGTCGGATCGACGTATTCCTCGCCTTCGTGAACCGTTTCGGTTTCCATCTCGGGTATCTCCCACGGCTTGTCAGCCATATACATGATCCGGTCGAGAAGCTGCTGACGCTCTGCCGTCCAGACGGTCTCCTTCTTCTCCCAGCTGCGGTCGCGGGTGCGTCCGTCTCTGATCGTGATCCAGATAGTCCAGACCGAGACACCGGACACAATTAGGAGGGATACAGCAGTCAGAGCGTAGGCCATCAGGACTTGTTAGGAGTCACGGGCTTGTAGTTGAGGTTGAAGTCATGCTCTGAGACTGTCCAGACATCACCCTTGGAACCGTGGACGAGGTAGCTTCCGTCGGGCTGCTGCTGCGCCTGAACGAAAGCCATGTTCCGGAATGTCGGCCAGTATTCTGATCCTTCGACCAGTTGTTCGTCCGTCATCTTTGCCATCAGACTGTCTCCTCTTGGGGAACGAGTTCTTTCTTGGGACGACCACCACGGGCGCGGCGAAGTTCCTCGAGAACCTCTTGCATCGGAACGACCTTGCTTTCCTGCAGTTCCCGCTGCAGTTGATCGACACGGGCAAGCAGGACTGACGTTTCCTCGAGCGCGTCCGTGACAAGGACGGCATCGATCATGTCGTCCAACCTCGCCATCTGGCGCACGCAACCGCTGCGCCCGGATGCCGCCATGCAGATGTAGACATGACCGTAGGCAATAAGCTCAAATCCGGTGTCGATGAACGGCCCCTGATGCGTGTCGCAAAAGGCGCACTTGGTGGGGCTGTATTGGGCGTTAGCTACTGCACGAAACTCGGACACTTGTTTCCCTCCGTTTGCGGCGATTTGATCGAAGCGTAAGGCGTGGACAGGACGGACTAGGAGACGCCTGCCCTTTCGAGGATGTTCCGGATCATCAGGTCTCGGTGACTGGACAGAGAATCGTCCTCGTCCGGTTCCATCGGATTTGGAGATCGGGACATGATTGCGTAACGCAACGCATCCACGGCGTGGTCGTTTTCCTTCACCACATCGTCTGTCCCTTCCTTGATCCTCATGTTCGGAAGTTCCTTGATCAGATTCTCGCAAGTATCGAAGATGCGAAGCCTGGGGTAACCGTCCTCCATGATTTCGCTCAGCATCTCGTCCATCCTGTTCCAGCCTCCAAGACGGTCATTCTGTGCGCGTCCGGCGAAGATCCCGTAGTCGCTGAACTCGATCGCAGGAGCTTCGTACTCGGTGCGTCTTGCCCAGGTGGAAGGATCGAGCCAGATCGATGAGGGAGAAATGCTCAGCTCGGCCTCGAGTTCCTTCATCTTCTTGGCGTGGTAGCTGACGGGCTTCTCCGACTGGTAGTGCTCCCCGATCGCCCACCAGCGCCCCGAGAAGTCGATGGCGCAGTAGATGGCGGCGGTCGCGTTGGCCCATCCGTAGTCCAGGCCGACGACGATCTCCCATTCGGGGGGAATCTGGAACGGGACGCATACATGGAGACCTTTGTCCCAGACGGGGAAGCGTTTGCCACCGAACGCACCCCACTCGCCCAGGATGAATCTGCGATACCACATGTTGTTCGTGGATTCCCGGCGCTTCATCGATCTTATGTACGACTCGGGGAGGTTCCATTCGTTCTGGGCAAGGGTGACATGAACTCGTCTGCACCAGGGGTACGCATCTCTCGTTTTTTCGTCCACGAACCTCTTGTGAACCCAGTGGTCTTCTGGTCCAGGGTTGGCAACCAGAAGTGCTTTCCGTGGACCTCGAGGATCAGACATACGGGAGATCAGAGTCTCGTACATCTGGTAGTAATCCTGTCCCGCCAACTCCTCGACCTGATCGATGAAGAAGCCCGCAATCGTGACGTTGCGAAGCTTGTCCTCTGTGTCGGATGGATTCTCTGCTGAACGGAACAGGATCTCAGCGCCGTTGTGAAGGATGATCATCTGATCTTTGGCGCGGTAACTAGCGACTAGCGCGGGAGGACAGGCTGGAGGCATCTTCCCGTCCCCGCGAAGGAACGCTGCCTTGGTTGAGTCCTCCAACTCGCGGTACGTCTTCCTCATAATCACGAATTTCCAGTTTGGACCTCCGTACTGCCACGCCCAGGAAGCGATCATCTTGCAGGCAGCCTGCGTCTTGCCCGAGCGGATTGCGCCGTCGAACATGATTTCCTCCGACTCCGGATCCTGGCAGGCAGCCCAGAAGTCGCGCTGCTTCTCTGTGGGGCGATGGAAGGGTGGAGGGAACTCGTCCCTGATGACGACAACACCATCTCCGTCGGCCTTTGCTTCCGTCCCTTCTTCGACCCATGCGGCCTGGGGGTTGAACTGCGACCCGGTGGTTTTTACCTTCATCTTGTCCAGGCGAAGCTGCAGTTCTCTCTTGGCGCGTGTTTTGGGACGGCCTGCCATCTACGGGTTCAGCTGCAACACAGGGGTATGTTCGACTTCGGAGGGGGCCTCGATCCAGGCGGCTGATTCGTAGCGGATCACGGTCACGTTGTCGTTCGTCTGCTGAATCTGCTGCTTCGGCTTGCCGCGCTGCCATTCCAGAAGCAGCTTCGACGCACTCTGGCGAATCCTCTCGTCCAGCGATTCCAGCTGGCTTTCAAGGACTTTCAGGGCCACAGGCTCGAGCCTCTCGAGCGATTCGGCCACTTCCTCGGTTTCTGCTTCTTCTGACATCCGTCCGCAGGTCGGGCAGGGTTCACTCATGGCGAAGATCATACGCAATCAGATGGGACGTAGTACACTGTCCAGTCGAAGCGCCATGAGCGCGGCTGCTGCTAAAGCGCCACGCGGCACTTCCTTTCCCCCCGCTGCTGCTCCGTAGCTGGCCATTACCGGGTGGCTTGGGGGATACACACAACGTCCACACATAGTGCTATGATGTGTGTATGCCAAAGATAGCCGTCTACGTGCCCACCAGGGGCGACGTATGGCACGAAACAGCTGCCGCCCTGGGTGCTGCACTACCTACCTACGTGCGCTGTACGACAGGCGTACAAGACGCCCGCCACATGATCGTCGCTGAGTTCCTGAAGAGCGATGCGGACGTTTGCGTGATGTGCGACGACGACGTTATCCCGCCCGTGGGACTTTGGCAGCAGGTCGTGAACCATGTCACGGTGGGCCGCGCCGATGTCTGCGCCGCGATATGCCCCGTCAT